ATCCGTGCGGGATCGCCCTTGATCCCCTCGGCAGAAAGAACCGTGCGGGTCTTATCCATCACGGCCTTGTGGCCATCGGCGCTACCTCCAGCGGGAGCGGCAGCGCCGGCGGCGGGTGGTACAGACGCAGCAGGTGCAGCGCCGGTCGCAGTCTGATTTTCAGCAGACATGTCGCCTCCAGTGGTTTGCGCCTCGTTCTGAGGCAGTTCATCGATGGATGCCGAAGCACCCGGCTCACCGTCATCGGGAATGACGGAATGGTTCAGCGCACCGGGCCTTACGGCGTTCCGGATCGCGGCGATCAGGCTTGTCATGGGCTCAGTTCCTGTTGACTTCTCTTGCGAAGGCATCAAACGCAGCGAGAGGGTCGGCCACAGCGTCGACGAGGCCGAGTGCCAATGCATCCCTGGCTTCAAAGACATCCGCTTCGGTCGCCAGCGCCTTGGCCTTCGTGATGCGGTTCTGCCGGCCCTTGGCGACAACGGAGGCGAACTTCTCGCGCATCACGTCGGCCGTTGCCTGCCAGCGATCGGCGACGGCCTTCGGAAGAGGCTCATAAGGGTTACCGTCGGCTTTCTTCGCGCCTGACCGGATGATGGTGACCTTGATCCCCTCATTCTCCAGAGCACGATGATAGTCGGCATGAAGGATGATGACCCCGATCGACCCCGCGCCGCCGAACTCGGGCATGATGATCGAACGCGACTGGCTCGCCAGAAGGTAGCCAGCGGAATAGGCGAAGTCGGTCAGGATCGAGATCGTCGGCTTGATCTTGGACAGTTCCGCGATCATCTGGGCCGTTTCGAAGCCTCCGTTGACCTCCCCGCCATAGCTGTCATATTCGAAAGCCACGCCACGGATGGCGGGTGTTTTCGCAACCATCGCGATCTGCGCCTGCAGGCCCTGATAGCTTGTCTCGCCGGACATCGATCCCGTCCAGCCGCCCTTGTGGATCAGGCTTCCCTCGACCGGAATGATGGCAATGTTGTCGACGACATCGAACGGAAGCCGGTTGCTGAGAGAATAGGCCCGCTCGAGGCGGTTGCCGACTTTTCCTGCCAGCGGTCTTCCACCTTCGAAGGCAACGTGATCGACGGCGCCCTGAGGATTGGCGATGACGATCGTGTCGCCGGCGATGCGGCCACCAAGACCGAGGAGGAACGCTTCCGCCTTGCGCTGATCGTAGGCCAGAGGCGTGTTGAACAGCCGCTGCGCGACGTGGGCATATCGAAGGCTCATGTGATTTCCTTAGAACCTGAGGCCCCAGCGGCGCGACGGGCGGCGACCGGTGGTTTTTTGGGTGCACGCAGCCGAGAGGCGCATCAGTTCCTTGTTGATTTCGGCCAGGCTGCCCTGATTGTAGACGACGGTTTCACGCGTCACGGGAGACTGGAGTGAGAACTCCGAAACGTTTTCGCCTGCGATAAGCTTCAGCTTGACCGCATAGAGGGCCTGATAGAGGGAACAGGGATCCTCTGCGTCGACCGATGCGCCGTTGATGTTCACCATGACGGGCATCGTCATTTACCCTTTTGCGCCGGGCCGACGCTGGCATTGCTCGGCGCCGTCGGCGGGCTTCCGGTCTTGCGCTCGAAGGGCGATGGCATGCCGGCGTCCTTGTAGCGCTTGTGCCAGCGCTGGCGGCTTTCGAAGATCTCTTCTTCGTCCTCGCCGATATCCGCGCATTCGGTTTCGAAGCTGCTCGTGCCGTTCAGCAAACGCTCGGTCGCTGCGTTGGCCCGCTTCTCGTCGTCGGCCGTCGGCTTGGCCGGTCCGCGGCAGACCGCCCAGAGGATGGCATCGCGTTCCGCCATGAACGCCTCATAGCCGCCCTTGAACGGAATTCGGCCCTCGCCTATTTCCTCGTCAAGCCAGGCCGCATAGGGAACGAGCACGTGCGGGGCTGCTATCCGGTCGGTCCGGCGGCGCGCAATCGGATGCAGGGCGGCCTGCTCCATATTCGTCGAGGCATAGGTGGCCGCCGTGAAATCAAGCGTATAGCCGCCATAGGGTAGCGACAGGGCGCGAGCCGTCTCGCGGTTCAGATCAGCGATGAACGGGCTGTCATATGGCCCCGGAACGGAAAGCTGGTTGAACTTCAGCTCCTCGCCCGGCGCCAGATGCGACACCCCTGCCCCTACGCCCATCTTGATCTCGGACTCCGCAGCCCGATCGAGCTGAGCCTTGAAGTAATCGACGAAGTCGGATGCGATTTCGGAAGCACCCTCGCCGCCGGCATCCTTCAACATTTCCAGCGCTTCGAAGACTTCCGCGCTTGGGCGGTCGCTTGTCAGCGTCGTTGCATAGACCGTCTGCAGGAATTTCACCTGCGCCATCATGTCGACGACGTTCTCGCCGGTCAGGTACCGGCGAAAGGTCGAGACGAGTGGCGAAATGCCGCGAACGTCGTCGATCGAGAATGGGTCAAAGGCGTGCATGACGAGCTGGCGGCCGTCGCGATCCCGAACGGCATAATCCACCTTGCGAGTGATGCCATCGCGCTTCTCTTCGAAACGATATTTGTCGGGACGGCCATGGGCGTCGTGGATGATGCCCTGATAAATTCCCTCGAACTCATTGGTATCCTGCACCAGGCGAGCCGGATTGAGCATCAGGAACTTCGTGCCGGACCGGGTGCCCGGAAGGCGCTGGCGCTGGTCGAGATATTCCACGATGCCGACGCTTTCGCCATAGGCGAGCCAGTGACGCACCCCGACATCGGTCATCTGCGGAATGGTGAACTTGGCGCGGAAATCGCATTCCTGCGGGTTCCATGCCCAGGCCTTGAACCGGTTCTTGACCAGACGTATCCAGTCGATCGCTTCCTTGTCGTCGTAACCGACACGGGAAAGGTCCGGCTTCGGATTGAGCGCCAGCTCGACGCCGATCGTATCAGCAATGATCTGATCGCTCGCACCGCGCAGACGCCCCGAATTCTGCAGCAGATCCATGGCGAGGCCGGCCGCGCGGTACCAGACGCGGCGAACCTCGTCACGGTGCTCCCGAAGCGTGGCCGGCCTTGCGGCGATGACGCCGGACTGGGTGTCGCGCATATAGGATCCGCGCGCGCGGCCGGAACCGCTGGCGCCGGGCGCACGGGCAGACACGATGGTTCCATCGGTCCGCACACGAATGCGCTCCTTTACCTGCGTTTCGACCATCTGTTTTCCTTTTTCTCCGGTACGGACTTCGGACTTTGCGGCGCTGGTTTCAGCTGCGCAAAAAGACCGTCTTCAAAATCAAGCTGCTGTTCCGGAGGCGGCGTCTCGCGCTCCGCTTCGTATCGGTCCCAGACCTTGTCTGGCAGGCTCCGGACACCGAACAGGATGGCGGCGACCTCGGCCTGGTTCATCGTGTCAAGCGCTTCGTTGGCCTGGGCGGGATCCTTTTCCCACTTATACTCGGTGAAGCCGTCCTTCTTCTTTTTCGGAACGCGGCGTTCAGCGGTCAGCTGCCGGAAGTATTCGTCTCCCAGCCCCTGCGGAAAGCAGACATAGCCGCGATCAAGCGGATCGGTCTTGGCGACATTGCGATAGAGCGACATCTTCAAGACCGAGGCGTTGAAGTTGTAGAAGCGCGCCGAATAACGGGTGATTTTCCCGGTCCGGTGATTGCGTTCCTTTTTGACCCGCTGCGTCAGCGGTGCGCTGTCACTGTTCGAGCCGCGAACCATGACGACACGGCTGGCAGGATGGCGCTTGGCCCACTCCCAGACTTCTTCCGTGTAGGCATTGCCGTCGATCGCGACGCGGTCCGGTGCAATGCGCTGGCCATAGGCATTCGGCCAAGTCTGCACGATCAGAGCGTCGAGGCGTTCCTGACAGGTCGCATCCGAGATGTGACCGGGGATCACACCATAGTCGACGACGAAGCGGCGAAAGTCGCGACCAAAGGCGACGACATGGTATTCGACGCGATCCTTCTGGCAGTCGATGCCGATCGTCAGGATCAACCCGCCAGGCGGTATCTTTCCCGCAGATCGTCCGGACTGCTCGGCCCGGTCTCTCAGCGTCTCCCAGGGCGGCGCCTCCCCGGCAGTGACATAGGCCTTGCCGACCGTGTCATTGAGGAATGTCTGCTCGGAGGCTGGATCGCCTTTCGCGTTCAGCCATTCGCGGGCGACGCGTTCCCAGCTCTGCAAGGCTGAGATGATCGACCAGAGGTAAAATGAGCGATGATGCCGCTTTGCCTTTGGATTGTGAGCGCGCCACTCGCCCTTGCGGGCCATTTCGGCGCGGTGATGTTCCTCGATCGCACATCCGCATTCGATGCAGGTGAAGTGCGCGTCTTCCGGCTTATCCTCGTTGAGGTTGGCCAGCATGTTTTCCCATTCCAGCGTCTGCATATGCTGGCAATGGGGGCACGGAAGATAGAGATGCTCCTGACTTCCCTGCTCGAAGTTCGCCGTGATACGGCAACCCGGCATGACGAGAGGCGTCGAGATCTTGAGGATCTTGGCGAACTCGTAAGCGCGCGAGCGGCTGTCAGCCTGTGTCTCCGGGTCGCCGGAGGAGTTGTTCTCCCACTTGGACAGGTCATCCTGAACCTGTCGCTTCATCGAGACCTGGTCGATGGCCGCGT